CTGGAAACACTCGTATCAATCCACGCCGTGCGGCCCAGGTTGCCGTAGTACCAAGCCTTCTCAATGTAGTTGTAGATGACGTAACGGTCTACAAGGGTGGAGTTTGCAGAGCAGTAGAACCACCAGATCTCGTTGAATTGCTCGTTGGTGGATGCAAAAACTTGTTGCGACTGATTGACATTGAAATCACTAAAAACATACTGTCTGAGATCGCAGACCAACGTCTCCACTCGCCCATCGTAGCGGTAAAACTTGCCGTTTCCCATCCAGTAAGTAACGCCTGCGGCAGTCGCCCAGGCTCTATCGCTAACGATGGAGGTGTTGTCTGACAGGAGCTGCGTGCCCCAGACAATCGGCGGGCCGAGGTACTGCAGTGAGTACAAGGCAGTATCGGTCCAGACCAAGAATTCCTGGCGAACCTGTGCCACAGCTTCAATTCTTGAACCGTGGGACAAGCGCACACTGCCCGCTTGGTTCGTTGCCACAGGGGTCCAGTTCACCGCGCTCTCTTGGTCAGACCAGCGGATGAGCATAGTGTCCTGAGCGCTAGACCCGTAATCATTGCAGCCAAATGCCAGCACAAACCGAGAAGTGTCAGATACCACCAAAAGATGCTGCACTGTTGGTACGTCCGACGCCCCCGACAAGGAAGTGAGCGCAACGCCACGAGTGGTCAACCCAGCAGTTTGATCCCAGTAGTACATCGGCCCATCAATCGGGCCAAAGATTAGGTCTTCACCAAAGTTGTCGTGGTTCCAGACACGTATGTTAGTAAGATTTGCGCCAGTTGTACCAACACCCCAGCCGCCACCGCCCCAAGGTCCAGCACCCCAGCCCGTTAACGGGACTTGAGTGGCATCACCAACATTGACTTGATACGCAGCGGTAACCGTTGCCCCGCCGTAAGTGCCAGCAGCAATAACAGAGCTTGTGGTAATAGTGTATGTATCAACCGTCAGAATTGAGACAATCTGGAACTCTGCATTAAACGTGCTTGCGTATGTTCCAGTAGCCCCACTGAAGGTAACAAAATCTCCAGCAACTGCGCCGTTGGCAACATCAGTTACAGTTACCGTAGTTGTTCCGTCGCCAGTAAACGGGTTATTTAATATTGCTGTTTCGCGGATTGGAGTAACGTCGTTGTATACGCCGCCACCAGCAAGGGCAATGTAGTACTTAAGATTAGTACCAAGTCCAACATATCTAGTGCCGTCAAGCGCAGCCCAGGCCCACAATGAACGGCAGACGCCCAGGAATTGATTGTTAATAACCTGCTGCCAGCCGCCAATCTTTTCAGGCTGACCTGAGCGAAAACGAATCTTGTCGCACGAAAACCACCCGCCTTCGGTAGAGTAGCGGGTTCCTTCGCGGTTTACACCGGACTTGAGTGTGATCTTCTTAAGCGGCATGGTTACCCCAAAAACAGCGCACGTTCGTCTTTGCGGCGCTTTACCAGCCCCAGCAGTTCACGGCCACCACCCTTTGTCCACATCATGAAGGCGTCGGCAGCAGCTTCAAATTCACCCCGATTGTTCTTCATGCGGATGGTGCTGCGCTGGTAGTTGCCTAGCCCAGCGTTGAACGCAAAAGAGACCACAGCGTCAAATGCGCCTTGACGATCAGCCAGATTAGGAGACAGTCGAAGAGCACCACGTTCAAACGATGCAACATCTTCGCTGAATAGCTGTTCAATCTCATCCTTGCTCCAAACCCGGTTGTCCTCTGGGCGCAGCGGGTACTCCTTGCGGGTGAGCCCAGTGTAATCGCCTACCCGCGCAACAGGAAGTCTGATCTGCTCTTGGTACAGCACATGGCCGTAACCGATAGTCCAGATGTGTGCAGGGCAAAGATACGGCCTCGTCCGATACCCTTCGTATCGGTGCATCAGATCAGCGCCAACTTTGCTGAGCTTCACTTCTTGTTCCAGCTACGGGTTCCGAACCAGAATCCGATGATCCCTCCAAGCATCGCCATCTCATCATCCGAAAAAATTACGGCAGTCACGCGGATCAAGCTGTCCACATCCTTGATCAGCCCAGGCTGGTTAAATGCGTACCACGCGATGGCTGCGTTGATGGCAACAAGCTCAAGGATGAAGATGTAGGTGACTGTAGGGCGAACAGTGCCCACGTAGTTGGCAACCCACCTGCTGGCTTTTTCCAGAACCTTCTCATCATGCTTGAGCGCCGCCTCTGTCATCTGCGCTTCAGTCTGCATCGCCACTTGGTCGGTGCGGATCTCTTCCATCCGAGCCTGGGCGGCAAAGCCTTGAGCCGCAAGCTGCAGTTCTCGCTCCGTTTGAACACGAGCAAGCGCCAGTTCATGCTTCTGGTCGGCCTTGTTCTGAAAGTAGTCCAACAGTTTAGGCAAGCCAGAAATCAGCAGGCCACCAAGGGTGGAGAGGAGTGACAGCATTTACTTCTCCAATATAAAGGTCAGGTTTTTGTGCTTGGGATACGTCACCGTTCTCTGCCCCTCGGGGCACTTGTACGTGATCGTTGCAAGCAGCGTAGCCACCCCAGGCGCGATCTTGTCCTTGGGGGACATTGTCAGTTGGTAAGTAAAGGTGTCAACCTCTGGGCTTGCAGGGCCGGTAAATTTTGACATGCTCGGCGTGGCTGCATGCATCATTCCAGATGCATCACGCACCGTGGGCAAAAAGCCTTCAACTGAGCAGTCATCACGCCGCTTTATGCGGGCCACCTGCACTGTTATGGGGGCGTTAACCTTGGCAGGTTGGATCTTGAAGTGTTCCGGTGCCCACTCAAGAATTGGTTTTTCCGTTGACCACCACCCAAACTTATCTCCAGCAGTAAATCCCCCCACCGCCAATGCAAATGCAGCGGTGCAGAACTGAACAACAGGAGTGAGCTTAGGGATTTCCATTAGCTTGGTCTAGTTTAGGCAGTCACCCAATTTTGTTGCGCCTCTTCCCACAAGTACTGCTCGCCATCTTGCGGGTACGGCAGCGGCGCTTCCCATTGACAGGTGGTTTCGTTCAACACCCATGACAGGTATGGCTTTGGCGGGATGAACGCATCGCGCTGAGCATCGTATGTAAACCCAATGCCCGCATAGTTCTTGCGGATGTTAGCGTTGTAGCTAGTTTGCACCCAGGTTGTGCCAGGAAACAGTGTTTGGCAGAACGCAATGCCCTTGGCTTCGGACTCCACGCCGTTATCCAACAGTTCGTTGTTGTGGATAACGATGACCTGAAGAACTACGTTGTTTTCGTCAAGTTGTGCGAAATGAGCCATGATTAGAACGTGATTGAGCCAGAGCCAGTAAATTTATAAATGGTGCGCCCTGCGTTGGTTGTAACTGTGGGTGATCCAGTAGTGCTTTTTGCTGCTATTGGAGAGGAAAGAATAACTACACCTGAACCTCCAGCCCCGGAATTGAAACCAGATGCGCAACCGCCACCGCCACCGCCAGTACTTGATGTTCCGTTACCTCCATCAGTACCAACACCTGCCGCACCTCCGCCGCCGCTTCCACCAAGACCATCAGGTCTTCCTCCGCCACCACCAGCATAGGTAATAGGAGTGCCAGTAATTGAAGAAGTATCTCCACTGCCTCCAGTTCCACCTACACCTGCAGAACTGTTTCCGCCTGAATTACTCTTACCACCACCGCCACCACCAGTGGATGACACGGCAGTTCCGCCGTTATTGCCTTGTCCTCCGGTGCCGCTTCCTCGGCTGCCTGCGTTACTAGCGCCGCCGCCGCTTCCGCCAACTTTTCCAGGATCTGCGTTGCCGCCGCCGCCACCACCGCCAGTTGTAGTTACTGTGGTTATGTCAGCACCAGACAAAACACTGTTGTTACCAGAAGTCCCCGCTCCGCCGCTTGAATTAGTTGCGCCACCACCGCCAACAGTAACCGTGTAAGTTGTTCCCGTAGTCAAAATAAAATTTGACGCCGTTAACATGCCACCTGCGCCGCCACCACCGCCAAAAGTATTCCCGCCAGAACCGCCACCAGCAACATTTACATAATCAATATAAAACGGCCTTGCCGCCGCAGATGACAAATAAATGCTGGCGGAGGCCACGCCGCGAGTGCCAATTAACGGCATTATGCAAACCTCGTCTGAGCCGCCAATACCGTGAAAGCTGCTGCGCCGGTCTTAATTACGGTGTAGGTATAAGCATCAATACCTGACACATTACCAGATATTGGAGCTACACCGCCCTGCCATTTAGGCGTTACCGATGCTCCATCAACTTGGACTGCGCTGTTGTAGTAAGCAGTCGCCCCTTGGGTTACAAGGAAAGCAACTGTCACTGACTCACCCGTCGCCATCGCGGTATCAAGGCTTGTTCCGCTTGAGGCTCTAAAATTTACGGTCCAGTTAGCCGAAGCATTGGTCGTGTAGTACAGAACAGACTGCGTGGTTACATCGTAGTTAATGGTGCCCGTAGCAGCAGTGGTAGAGACTGTCACAGTCTCAAGCGCATTGACCAGCTTTGAACTGATCGTGCTGGCTGAACCCGTAAACGTCTGTTTAGCCGTAAAAGTTGTTGCCGTGCCTGGGGCCACAAAATCTGTTCCCGCAGTGGCAGCAGTGAACGCCGAAGTTCCGTTGCCTTTGAGAACGCCGGTCAGCGTAGTAGCGCCAGTGCCACCGTTGCCAACAGGAAGCGTCCCGGTCACATTGGCTGTAAGGGAGCAGTACGTGGTGGATGTTGAGCCCGTGCCACCTGAAGTAATTGGCAACGCAGCGCCTAGCGTCAGGGAGCCAAAGTAATTTGTCGCCGCAACTACGTTCGTGCCGTCGCAACGCAGAAATGCCGTGGAGCCGTTAGGAACAGAGATCCCAGACCCAGCAGAGGTCTTGAGCGTTTGCGCGTAGCCCGTGTTGTTGTATACAACATAAACCTTGCTGACTGCAGGGCAGATCACATTTCGAGCCAGCCCAGGTGAACCCGTCAGGTTCAGCACCATCGCCCGAGCTTCGTCGGTCGCACCGTTGTTGTTGGTCAGCGTGTAGTCCGCTGTCGTCATGGTGATCGTGGCGGTCCCCGCGATGGAGGTATCCACCAGCGCCGTCAGGCCGTTGTTGACCTGCGTGCCCCATGTCCCCGAGTATTCCCCGGTAGTAGGCTGGACCAGCCGAAGACTTGTGGTGTATGAAGCCATGATTTAGTGCCAGTTCGGAGACTGGGGGTTAGAGATCTGCGCCCATGC